CCCTTATGATTTGTCAATATTATCTGAAATTTCTATAAATGCAAAAGCAAAATATGAAAAGGAATTAGACGAAGTCTATGAAGAAGGAATGAAATATAGAAATCTATTAAAGCATGATGGTAAATTTCCATTTTAAAAAACTATCATGAAGGAGTATAATAGTAAGATGTTAGAAATTAAGGCTTTTTGTGAAGAAGTGAATACTTGGATTTCGGTTGCGCCTAGCGCTGAAGACCTTGATTCTTGTGACGAATATTTACGACAATTATCTGCTTATTACTCTCGATACACGGTTATATCTGGCATGAATGAAAGTATCTACTCTTATCTAATGATGAGTTGCATTCGTGATATGCCAGAGGAGGAGTATAAAAGAGTTAAACACTCCTCCACATTAACCGATTTTTATGTGAAAGGGAAATACCCAAAAGCTACGGCAATATTCGAACAATGTAGGGCCGTTCAAAGATTATTACTCGTAACTTCGGATAATTATCGAACTTTGTTAAGTAGCTTTAGGCAAGAAAGGATACTAGTCGGTCACATGACTACTTAAAGATATTTGCAGACCTCGGGTTTAAGTGTTATGTAATTTTCCCCTGATTAGACATTTCTTTCCACCTATTCGCGTCAGAGGATGAATTGGCAGCCTGGAAAGACAGGCAAATAGCAAGGTGGCGGAAGTTAGACGCTTAAAACATGATAAGGTTGACGTGGTGTAAATAGTCGGAGAGTTTATCCTCCACACTCTAAAGAGTCCATTTATGTTATACAGTTCAACTTTGCAGGTATCGAGTCCTGCCCTTGCTACAACTAAGGTAGAAATATGAGAATCCTGAATTGTACACAAAATATCCATATTGACAGCACGGAAAGACGGAACTTTTAAACCATATCGTTGACATCAACAAAATGATAATTATGAATGCAGAAAAAATGATAGAAGAGGTAAAAGAAACTATTAAAGCTGAAGAAGATAAAATTAGATTACTAATGAAAGCATCTGGCAGGAATCCAGACTATGACGAAAACAAGGCATTTAGGACAAATGAAAATAAACTGCGTTACGACCTTTGCCCAGCGATAGCGCAGAGGGAATATGCGAAGGTTTGGACTGAAGGATTAAAAAAATATCCTGCCAGAAATTGGGAAAAAGGTTTTTTATTTTCAGAAGTGATCGCCTCCGCTATGCGTCACCTTGAAGCCATGCGACTTGGTGAAATGATAGACGAAGAAAGTGGGCTTCTTCACTCCGCGCACTTAATGGCAAATGCTGCAATGCTGACAGAGTTTTATTTTACTCATCCAGAACTAAATGATTTAAAGAAATGAGTAAATTAACCGCTGTTGAAATTTTAGAAATAAAATTACTTGGAATTGTTTCTTTTGATTCAGAAGTCCTTAGAAATAAATACAAAGAGCAGTTTAAAATTGCTAAAGAAATGGAAAAGGAGCAGATAACGGAGGCTTTTAAAGAAGGGAATTTATACCATGGGTGGGCATTGAAACATGAGCCAGAAAAATATTACAACGAAACTTATAAAAAAGAAGAAAAATGATTTTAACAGACAAAACCATCATTGACGAAATCGCAGCTAAAAACATCGTCATTGAGCCATTAACTCTTGATAACATTGGCACAAATAGTGTTGATTTAACGCTATCAAAAACCTTGTTAATGTACACCGACCATGTTCTTGATGTCAGAAAGAAGCCTCAAACGGTGGATATTATCATCCCCGATGAAGGCATGATTTTGCAACCAGGCATTTTGTATCTTGCATCAACCGTCGAATATACGGAGACACTTCGGCATGTTCCAATCATTCAAGGCAAATCATCATTAGGGAGGCTTGGGTTATTCGTTCATATAACGGCAGGATTCGGAGATGTAAATTTTAAAGGACATTGGACTTTAGAGCTTGCCTGTATCCAGCCTGTTAAGATTTACCCAGGAATGAAAATTGCACAAATCTGTTATCATGATATTTCAGAAATGCCATATACCGATTATGCTTCAAAAGCCGATGCGAAATATAAAAATCAGGGAAGTAATCCAGTAGCCTCAAAAAACTATTTAAACAAATAGCCATGACACCCGAGGAAAAAAAAGCTTGGAAATCGGAGTACATGAAAAAATACTACCTGAACATGAGCGATTATCAAAAGGAAAAAAGGCGATTAAAAAATCTTGAAAACAAAAAAAGGATATACCATGAAAATAAAACAACCTGCAAGAATGAAAATTACGACAAACACAAATCATATCGGTTGAGAAATGCCGAGAAAATAAAGGCTTATCAAGCCGAATATCGTAAAAAACAAAAAGAAAAAAAAGAATTATGCTAACAGAAAATGAAAAACAAAAATTAGGTAAAGACATTGCCCTTATTGTTGTAGCCGCTGGAGGGTTGCTTACTCTCGCCTATGCCATTTACTTTATTATTGACACTTTAAAAAAATGGTACTGATGTATTGGGAAATAAAATGGAAGTCAGGCAGAATAATCACCAACGCATCGACGGTTGAAGAGGCGATAGAAAATTTTAAGAAGCTAAGAATTGAGGTACCGGATAAAGAAATTACGATTTGTAAGTTTGGTAAATAATTAGTTGTTAAAAGTGTTGCTTTTAATCCCATATCTTCCGGTATGGGATTTTTTTTTAAATAAATACATAAATATTTTTTTATATAATTATTTATACATATTTTTACAAAAGAAACAAAAAAACATTTTTATTATCACTAAATTTTAACAAATGGAAAAGCAAATTTATTCAGTAATGTACTTTGGCAATGCTAAAATGTATCAGGATTTATGCGAAGAAGTAGCAGCCTTCTCAAAGCGCGAAGCCGTTGAAAGGGTTTATAGAAAAATGAGAAATGAAGATTATTTTCCGCAAGACGAGTTTAAATGGGGTGGACTTATTCGGGATTGCGACGGCAATATTATTGCAGATGCCAATGACGAAAGCATTGAATACGACGGAGGATATTTTTACGCTGAACTAAAAATAGTTGAATAATGAAAGAGCCAATTATTGAGACATACGTCCCACAAAATAAACGCCTTCCTTATCAGATTGCTGCTGGCTTAGGTGTTGCTTTTGTTATTGGATTGATTTATTCACCAATCAATACAAATTACAATTACACTTCATTTGTGCCCATTATTCAGCGCGATACTGTTTACGTTCACAAAATTACGTCGCTCACTATCCAGGGCAAAGATGAAAAGAAAGAAATAAACGAAAAAGCTTACGGATCTCGTTCCTACGGCTGGGAGGTGCGCAAGTTATCAGGCGAACAACTCAGGCAAACATTGGAAGGTAGAGGTTTTAGGAATTTAAAAAATGTTGATAGGTCTAAATTACGTCGCATATACCTTGCTTATTGCTATGAAAGTATGTTAATGAACGTTCATGTTTTAACTGATTTTCCCGTATCAATGATTTATTCTTTTTTCATCATCGAGGCAACATCGCAAGGGGTTGAAACAGAACTTTGGAGAAAGCACGCCAACGCTGGAGGAGTTAAGGCCCTTAAAGGCCATGGTACTGTAACGTACAAAACACGCGAAGTCATTAGAGGTAAGCATAAATACATTAAGGCTAAATTCATGAAAGCTGAATCAACAGAAGAAGGCATGGAGTTATGGGCTGGTGTTTTGAACTCTGGAAGGTACGCTGCCTGCAAGAATGCAAATTACAAGATGAAAGGAATAAAACTATACGAATCTATTTGTAAATGCGTGTATAAAAGTGGATACCACACCGACACCGATTACAAATTTAGAGCGTCGTTAATGGCTGAATACTGGCAAATCAAAAGGGATAACTTCCCTTTAAAGAAAGATTACAATCAATTTTAAACTTAAAAAACCAATAATCATGACTTTAGATCAAGCTAAAGAAGCATCTTATATTTTGCAAAAAATTAATCAATATGAAGAAGTAATTCATAATTTAACATATAGCGAAACTCATAATATCAAATTTGATAAGCTACATACAATAAATAGTTTTATTATTCTTGATAAAGAAGTTGTAAATGAAATAGTGAATCATTCTATTTTTACTTTAAAAGAAAGAATATTAACACTAACTAAACAACTTGAAAACTTATAAACCAATGGAAAAAAACTTTACCAATACTCAATTTAAATGGACGTTTGAAAGCATTAGCGATAACATTCCTACTATTATGCTGATAACTATCCTTTTGACGTATGGCATAAACGCCTACCTGACTGCCATATTTTTACCCTTAGATTTTTGGTTAGCTATTATTGCAGCCTCTATTCTTCAGCTAGGGCGATTTGCAGTCGTTTTCATGGACTTTCTAAATCCAACTAAAGGTAGAAGTACTTACCCACCTAAAATAGCATTAGGAGCGACGATTGTGGCTTTAATAGAAATATTTTTTGGATTGCAGGAACATTACGAAGGTGGGGAATATATCACCATGTTTTTATTTGTTGGAACTATTATAGTTTTCGGCTATCTTTTGGAAATAAACTTTGTTGATAAAGGAGTTGAAGCCTACGGAATAAATGAACCTAAAATTATAAAACGAAGAAGGCGTAAAATCATTGTTAAAAATGACAATGAAGAAGTACCTAAGAATTTTAAAAGAAATATTACTTCATTTCAATTATCGCTATTTTGAGAACCTATATAGGAGTTGACCCAGCAATAAGATTAAACGGTATGGCAGCGTGCTTTATTAAGCCAAACAAAGAGGTTGAATTTAAAAAATACAAAAGGTTTGTAGATTTTTTAGAAGACTCCTTTCACTGGCATAAAGATTATGAAAACCCTGTCGTTTTAGTGGAAGATTCAAGCCTTCAAAATGTGACTTTTAATTCTTCCATTAATCGCGCTATCCTTTCCCGTATATCCAGAAAGGTAGGCATGAATCAAGCGGCTTCAAGAATTTCTTTTGAATGGATTAAAGAAAATGACTGCGAAGCCTATAATATTTCACCTTTACAAAAAGGGAGTAAATGGACAAAAGAAACATTCATGAAAGTTTTTCAAAATGAAGGCTACAAATTTGAACCAAATTTTAAACCAGCCAAAATAAGTCAGGATGAAATCGACTGTTTTACTCTTGCTTTACAGGCTAAAAATTATATGAAAAGATGAGAACAAAGGCAAAAGGGCCCGCATTTCCTTTAATAAGCGATGAAGGGTATATTATCAATGCGGGATTAACAAAACGTGAATACTTTGCAGCAATGGCATTGCAAGGCTTGTTGGCAAATAATAATAAGGAATACGCCTATTGTGTAATATCAGCAGTAGAATTTGCAGATGATTTAATTGAGGAACTAAGCAAAACAAAGACAAATGAAGAAAAATAATGAAATGATTGACGGCATTAGCGTTGCTACATGGAAGGAGATTGAAAAAATTTCTAAGCAATATCCAAAACCTATCAGATATGCTGAAGGTACGGTAGCAAAATTAACTATCCTTAAATTTTATCTTGAGCCTTTAATGAAAGATGAAAGGCCACCAATGGATATGATGGAGCCAGGGAGAATGATAACCATAGCATACAAATTTTACAAAGAATCAGACGGTGAAAATATTAGAAATTTATCATTAACTTTATTAAATCGATTTATAAATTAGGTTGATTACGTTTGTTAATTAGTGGTAATAAGAGGAGTGACATTTGCGTCGCTCCTTTCCATTTTATAAAATTATACCTATTTTTTCTGCATAATCAGATACGGCTCTAGCATGACATAAACCTAACTTATTTTGAAACTCTGTATCAAACATTAATTTAGCATCGTGGTAATTAGTAAAGAAACCGTTTTCAGACAAAACCGCAGGCATATTAGTTTGCGTTAAAACGTGAAATTTAGCTTCTTTGTCGTGGTCTCCGTCGGTTGTATCAGGCCTAAAAATCCAATTAGGCAAATTTTGTTTTACTTCTTTAAATAAAATTTCTGCGTAAATATCGGATTTGGTTTGTCCTGGGGATGTAAACACCTCCCATCCTCTAGCGTTTTTATTCTCGGCTGCGTTCCCGTGAACGCTTAAATACAATGATGCCTTATAATTTTTAGCCGCAAAGTTCGCCTTATTTACTCTTTTGCCTAATGATGTGTCTATTATTTTATCGTAAACCTTCATTGTAGTAAAGCCCCAATCGTTTAAATATTGTTCAATATATTGCACAACGGCCCGATTAAACAAGCCTTCAAAAAACCATCCGTAAGAATGAAAGGTGCCATTATTGTGTTGCGCACATTTAGCAGGATAGGTTGTGTAACCATTAGGTAATTTTACTTTAGGATTTATACCTCCATGACCAGCATCTAAAAAAATACAAAATTCATTTTTATTCATAATTTACAATTTTAAAGGGAGGCATAAATCAATATACCTCCCTGAAGCCGCATAAGGTAGCGAATCTGTCTGCGCCTATAATTTAAACCCGATAAGGGAAAAAGCTGCGGAAATTATGGAAAATTTAGCAGGTAATTTCACTTCTATCTCCTTTCCAGCACATTCGCGACTTGTTTCCTTTATTTTATCCCAAATGATTTGAGCAAGTTGGATATATTCGCGCCATGTAAATTTAATTTTGTTGTTTTCTAAATGGACTGAAATATCTTGTGTCAATTCCGCAAAATTGAAACTATAACAAGCCACATCGCCTAAAGGTGATTTAATTGTATCAACACTTTTTAAGGCATCTTTTAAATTAGTCTGCATATTATGTTTTTTTAAAGTTTCTAAAATTGTTGAATGAGTTATAATTTTCTCCATGGTTTAACGATTAAAAAAACGTGTGATTAAAACGCCAAGATTTACGCCTGTTATACGTTTTATATTTTCCGAAATGGAATATAACTCCACCGTTGCAATTAAAAACGCTGCCATGTATGTAATGTTGAACGGAAGGCTAAAAGTATTTCTTGCACCTTCGAAAATAAGGATGGCACAAAAATACACTACTATTTTTTCTATGGTACGATAAAGCCCACGACTATTTATCTTTTGCCCTTCTTTCTTTGCTGCAATGATTCCTGTTGCCATGTCAGCAAAAACAACAAATACCGTAAATATCAAAAATCCTTTAATAGGTACAAAAAAGCTAAATATCCATCCGCAACAAATGGCATACGTTATCTTTTCCCATCCAAGATGCAAAAGGTTGATTAAGGTTGCTTTCATTATTCCATTTTTATAAGTCTAACATCACCGTCAACGGTTGCAAATTTGCCTTCAGCGTATTTATACAAGTCGTATTTAACGGAGTTAAATGTAAAGGATATTTGATTGGTAAATGTAGATAAAAGCAAGTTGGTTGAAATGGTGTACACTTTGCCGTTATCAGGATTAAAAATTAAACGCTTGTTATTGTTTAGCTCAATAACTCCGTCAATGATTTCACCGTTAAAATTTAGCCTCCAGTCACCAATAAACTTTGCCGTATCCCTTTGAGCCGTTGTAAAATAGACAGGCTTACCGCTTATTTGAACGTGCAAATCATTGTAATAATTTATCCTTTGTACTGATTTACCCTTTGTGATAATAGGCTTTGCATGAATAGCTAACGTGTTGCTTTGCCTTTCAGCATCGGTAACAAGGCTTTGAATGGCAGTTGCACTATCGCCCAATATTTGCTTTGAGCCTGTAACTGTGCTATCAGACAAAGTAGTCTGCTGAATAATGTAATAAATGTTTCCTTGCTTTTGAATGTACACTGTGTCTTTTACAACATCTTGGGCAAAGGAAAACAATGGAAGGAATAATAATAGGTATCTCATTTTATTTATTTTCGAGGATTAATAATCTTTGTTCAAGGGCTTTGATAAGGGAGTTTTGCTCTTGTATGGCTTTGGTGAGGATGGGAATTAATGCAGAATAACTCATACTTAATAAATCTCCATCACTTTTAACAATACCATTTACATATTTTTTATTTTCAAAGTTTTGAAAAACATCTTGAGCAATAAAACCTAACTGATAATTTTCATCTTTATTATAAGATTCATTATATTTAAAAGTAACTGGTTTTAAAGTATTTATTAAAGCTAAAGATGAATCTAATTCCTCAATATTATTTTTAATATTAAAATCTGAACCATTAATATAATCTCCTCCACCCCATACACCTGTACCGTTTACCTGCAAATTATAAGCACCTCTATCTGTGTCTGACGCAATTTGAACCTCTCCATCATTTTTTATTCTCATTCTAAGATTAGCTGAAATTACATCTCCAAGAATACCGCTTGGAGCTGTGTAAAAATCGTGAGTCCCTATATTATTATTTATACCATAAGCAGCATAAAAATTTGATATTTTGTATCTAAAATTTGTACCGTCATAATAGCCATTACTATTAAAATAAAATACTGGTAAATCATTAAAACCAAAAGCAATAGAAGTACCAGCTCTACCTTCTATTACATTGTTAATTGACCCGCTCCATGCGCTTGGTATAACATTATAACCAATTTGCCCATTTTCATTCATGTATAATCTATTTACACCATTAGAAGATATGGCGACACTATTTGTGGCTGGTAAATACATACCATTACCACTTGCACTTCCACCACTTTGAGGTATAAATTTTGTAGCCGTTGCCGTGCTACTAAAAGTAGTTGCCGCACTAAACGTCTTTGCCCCATTTACCGTTTGCGTTCCATAAGTGTTTACATAGGCAATAGAAGCCGTGTCCGCTCCTAACTGCCTCCACTTTCGCCCCGTTGCCGAAGCCTTGTAAGTGTATAGATTTATGTTAACCGTATCAAGCACAAAGTATGCAGCCGTGTCGCTCTTTGCAGTCAATGTCGTATCAGCCGCCACGCCCCGAAAAATAAGCCCGTCAGCAGTCGTCTGTTCTCCGAGCGTAATCTTTTGATTACCGTTGCTCGGATATTGTGCCCATGCAAGGCAAGGCAAAAGGAAGAGGAAGAGGGAAAGGAGTTGTTTCATGTTTATGTTTTTTATGATTAATTGCCAGCCATTTTTTGCCAATATGTAGCGCCTGTACTTACAAGAGTACACCATTTTCCAGGACCCGCGCCAGTTATTTGACTATTTTGACTTCCGTCTAATTGTTGGATATTTGTAGCATTACTAGTGATTGAGCTATTTCCAATATTTAAAATATGTATTTCTCTTCCTGGGAAATCAGCAGCGCTTGGTAAAGTAAATGTTACAAGGTCTGACCTTCCCCATCTTATCCATGTGTCATTTTCCAATACAATGTATGTCGCCGCACTTCCAGCAACGTATTTTCTTCTTATGTAACCTTCTCTATTATCAATGTCATTTTGCATAACTACATTTCCCGTAAATGTTTTATTTCCTGCAAAACTTTGAGTAGTTGTATTTACTACGCCTGATGCACTTACTCCAGCGTCTGTAATGGTAATATTTGGCGTAGCACCTCCCGAAGATGAAAGAGGAGTAGATGCCGTAACACTTGTAACACCTCCACTTGTTGCGCTTAATATGCCACCTGATAAAGATAAACCGCTACCTAATGTAACTGTAGCAAATCTATCTGTAGAAGATAAACCTGCTAATCTTGTCGCCTGATAGGTGTAATTTTTAAAAAAAGCTATATCCCAAAAAGTAACTGGGCTATAAAATTGTTTATCACCAATAAATCCTTGTGCATTTGTAGTCATTACGCCTGCCGTTGCAACTGACGCATCTGCTATGCTTATAACAGGTGTAGTTGTTCCTGTAGCTACTGAAATTGGTAATACTCCACTTACGCTTGTTACTGTTCCCGTTCCTGCCCCAATAGCCGTTCTTGTATCAGCTGCATTTGTAAGTGTTATTGTGTTATCGGTATTTACTTTTATAAATTTATCAGATACGGTATTTGTAATCCCAAACAATAATTTGCCTTGTGCCGTTGCGCCTAAATTTGTTAATGCTCCATCGGCCGTCGTTGCCCCTGTACCACCATTTAATAAAGGTAAGGCAGTACCGCTATATGTAAGGGCTAAAGTGCCGCTTGTTGTAACAGGAGAACCACCTACATTAAATATAGAAGGTGCGGTTAAACCTACACTTGTAACTGTGCCACTACCTCCGCCTCCTCCGCTATATTGTGGAATATTTAAAGTACTACCTATTAATGTAGCTGCTCCACTTGTTCCAGTGGTGGTAAGTGTAATGGCATTTTGTTTTCCGTTAAAGGTGTTCCAGTCTGTTGATGTCAAAATACCACTTACACTTGCACTTGCATTAGATAAAGCAGCTTGTTTGTTATTAAATGTAGTCCAATCGCTTGAAGTTAAATACCCATTTCTTGCACTTGTAGCACTTAGTAATTCTATTGTTGGCGTGGTTGTATTATTATCTATTGAAATTGGATTGCCCGAAGTAGCTGAAGCATTTACCGTTGTGACAGTACCTGCACCAATAGCACTCCTAAAGTTAGTAGCCGTTAATGCCGAAACAGTATTGTCAACATTAAACCTCGGAAATGTAATTGCCGAAGGATTTGTTAAGGTAAACATTGATTGTCCTATGGTAGTACCTCCTAAACTTGTTCGTCCCGTAGATGCTACTAAATCAGTGCTACCTCCGTCCCATTTTAGTCTATCGGTAAATGCGGTATTCCAATTACTCGAATTATTTGGAATAGATGATGCCCACGTTGAACCTGTTGACAATGCTATACCTGCATCTGGATAAACAGGATTTGGAAACACGCCTGTATTTATTGAACCAATACCACTTACAGTTGCTACGGTATAATTTGCACCTATTTTAAACGAGGTAGAGACAATAGTAATTTTATTTGTATCCGTTAAATTATATTGGTCATTGTTTAATAGTTGCCCGTTTCTAAACACCAAAATATAAGCCTTTAATTGAATAGGGAATTTTGGCGTTATTGTCCACGTTAAAACACTTGATAAGGCTGGTTGATATTCTTGTTTTAAAATCTTTATGGTATCATTTCCGATAGCTACATTAATCGAATCTTGCAACCTTGCGTAAATAGTTGTCGTATCTAAACGTAAAGTTCCCGTCGTGGTAATTGTGCCACCAAGTAAACCAAAACCGCTTGCGACACTTGTTACAGTGCCTGTTCCTTTTGTATCTATTCTATTTGATAAAGATATAGTGTCAGATGGATTTAATTTTGATGCAAACCTTGTAGTAAGGTTTAATAAACTTGTATCGGTTAACTCCATTAAAACAGATAAATCAGCCGACACTGTGCCTGTGGTTGTGATAGGATTTGGATTGACTATTATTCCCGTACCACCAGAAATTGAGGTAAGTGATCCGCTGCCACTTCCACTACCGCCGCCACCACCACGGGGAAAAATCACCGTATAATTTTCACCTAATTTATAAGCCGTTGCACCGATAACCACGGAGGCATTGGTTGGTATCGTATATTGGGTTGGTAACAATATTTGTCCGTTACGGTAAACTTGCACTACATTTACGCCATTGACTACTAATGTGTCACTTTGCGTCCAAGTCAAAGTTGAGGAAGAAACATTGGTAAAATCCTGCCTTGCGTAAAATCTGCCACTTGTATCTGCGTAAGCTTTAGTGGCGTAGTTGGCTAACATTGTAGCCGTATCGCTTACTAAAAGTGTTGGCGTTGTATCCCTCCAAACACCTTCACTACTTAAATAATATAATGAGGCTTTATTTACTGGCGATGTTATACTGACATCGTGTAATTCGTTTATTTCCTGACCGTTACGAATTTTAACGAACAATTCCCCAGAACCAGCATTACTTTTTACACACACACCAATATAAACGGTGTGTTGAGGTGCTTGCGGCTTTGTTGATGTTAAACCACCTGCCACCGTTGGCGAAAGATAAACCGCTGAATCTTCGACTAATGCACTTGTATTTATATTTGTAATTAATCCTTCTGTTATAACATATCCGCTTTGATTGTTCGCTATGCTTTCAGAAACTATGCCAAAAGTATTAGCCGAAAAGGCATCGGTAACGCCTAATGCTTTTGCAACGGTTATCCTGTTACCCTGACTTCCTGACAAATAAACCGCAGTTCCCTTTGTCAAAGTTGAACCCGTGCGATTATTAACCCGTTGGTGTAATTGTTGCCCAATAATATTAGTAACATTACCACCTTTTAATCCTTGTATCAAACTTCCTTGAGTGTCATTATATTCAACCTCACCTACTCCGACCGTGCCATCCTTTGCCGTATTAAAGGTAATAGAATCAAAAGGCATAGTTAAACCCGATGTTCCACCGCTAACTAAGCCCCAAACGTTGGAAGTGAAATCAAATGAGTATATTTTTAGATTTACCGTGTCAATTATTAACCAAGCATTTTGATTAGTAGTTGGTTGAATGCTTGCGGTGTCGCTTAATGAACCCCTCCAAACCAAACCGTCTGCCGTGGTCTGGAAACCTAATCTTTGTTTGTTGGTATTTGTTGGAAATTGAGCGAAGGCAATAGAGCAAGAAAGTAATAGTAATAAAGATAGTGTTTCTCTTTTTTTTGGCAATTTTACTTTGTCAACTACTTTGCCTATAAACTTTCTTGCTATTCCCATAATTAATTCTTCCGCTAAAACTTTGCCAATATTTCCAATGGCTTTTAAAAATTTTCTTTCTTTTTTTGGTGCCTTAATTTCTTCCATTATACAATTATAAAAAATATGACATAATTAGAACCATCGTAATGAGTAGATGAATCTATTGTTATAACTGACCCAGCAACGGAGAATTGACTACTAATTAATTCCTGACCATTTTGGAAAATTAAAAGTTGTTCCAAATTTGAAGGTAATACGCCTGCATTTTTTGTGACGGTTAAAATAGCTGTGTAGCTATTTAAAAAGGATTCTTTAAACACTTTTGTAACACTACTATTCTGTGTGTTTGGCGTGCTATTTGTTGGCGTCGTAGATCCTGTCCCAGCCACGCCTCCAGCCGAATGATTTGGAGTTCTACCTGAATCAAAATCTAAGCCCCTAAATAATACTGTTTTTTCCGTGTATGGCATTATGACTGGTCTATAATTTCAATAAATGTACCTTGCACTATATCTGTTTTAAGTTCCATGGTAGCCGTTTCCATTATAAATTTAACATCATTATTTTCAATGGCTACATGAGGATACCATGGATTATCATTGTCTAAAACCTGAAAAGACATATTAAGCATTTTTCTTACCGGAAACAACTGACCTTTAATAATTTCATTAACCAATAATTGATTAATGTTTTTTCCGTCACCTATATTTTTTACACGCCATCCAGTCCCGTCGGTTATTTGCCATGTGTTACTATCGTTCTTTACTCTTATGGCACCCGGACTGCCTAATGATGGGCCGTCACCAATAAACACCCGTTTTTTAACACTTATGCTACTTGTATCATTATTAAATGAACCGTAAACTATAACATCATTTTGACTTCCTAAATTACCAGCCGCTAAATGCTCCATAAACAAATTACCTAACTCGTAAAATTTCAAATAACTTGTAAGTAAATCCGTTCCTGTTGCCGTCTGAATCCTGCTTAATAAAAACCTTACACCAACGTCTCCACTTTCAGGCATGGTTGGTGTAGTCCAATTTACAATAATATTATCAACTGTACCACCTGCAGCAGGTAAAGTAGTCGCTCCACCCGGTATAATAAATTTATAATAGCTAAATGTAGTTTCCCAACTTTGAGCAGAAAAAATATGCTGAAATCCATTATATGTAATATCCCTTTTTAGCCAGTATTTTACATGATTAATTTTAACGTAATTTATTTTACCGTTAAATGTGCCGCTAGGGTCAAAGGTTAATTGTTGTGTTGATATACAAACAATCCTTTCATAATATTCTCCTGTGGTTGTAATACTAAAAGTATCGCCACCCATTTTTAAAACAAGCGTTCCATTTGTAACCTCAATACCAAAAGATACATAATAAGTAGCTCCATTTGTAGGAGTAAAATTTGTATAAACCAAATCACCAGTTGCGTTGGTTGCTTTTGCATGACCTAAAGCAGCTCCGCCTCCATCGGAAAAAGTCCATCCGCTGCCTAATGTCCAAGTAGTTATTTCAGGTGAACGATTTGCCGTTAAAAAATCTATTAATGGTACGACGATGGGTCTTAGTTCAATAACAAAAGATCCTTCTACTATATGTTCTGCAATCGTACTTGAACCTACCTGACTATCTCTATATTTCATTACCGAAGTAAATGTTATAGTAGCTTCATCATTATTATAATCTAAATCCTTTGAGTTAAAAAATTCTGTGTTTAAATTATTAAATATTTTACCTGACAATAAATTTACCGAAGCGATGTGTTCATATTCAATATCTAAATCCTTTATATGACCATAATATCCCCATTTCCCTCCGCTAAAACGAAGCATCTTATTTGTTTCGGAATAGTTATCATTTTCAATAGTTGATTGAAAACTACTTTGTTGTAATAAAGTAGATGTTAGATAATAAATATTGATTGTAACGGCTGAATCTAAATAAGTATTTGGCTGAACCATAAAGAATTTCCTATCGGAAAAAAAGAACCTTAAACCTAATGGAACCATCATTCTTTTTAGAACATCATAGCACTTCATGTAAGTGTAATTACCCTTACTATCTATCGTGTAAAAAACTTTATGATTTACCCTCATTCTAAGTAATGGGTCAATAGAAGTCGAATAAGTCCAACTATCTTCATGCCACTGAAACGCACTAGCCAACACGCCTATAGATGTGCCATATATTGATTGAACATATGTAAGTTTTTGAAGGCAATTATTTACATGATTAATAATTGTATCGTCACCCTGATAAATATCGCTGCCATCGGGTTTATAATCAATGCCTTTTAACCATCCTATGCCATCAATAGCATTTATGGTGTAATTATATCCCATTTCTAAAGGAATGTCATCAAATTCAATTAAATCCGCAAGAATATAGCCATACCAATAAAAGTTTGGTGCATTAGATGTGTCGTAACCTATTAATTGAATAGTAAATCTACCCTCTGGTGCCGTTAAAAAGTCGGTTAATAATTGTTGTTTTTGTTCTGTATTAATTATAATAGTAAACTTAAAATTACTTCCAATAATAGGAGCGTATCTTTCTAATCCGTTTTCAACATCCGCCTGCCATTCTATTTGTGCCCCTGTAACATCG